CCTCTTCGGATAGTACATCAGAGCCTATGCTTTCAGTTCCTTCCAATGCAATATTAATTGCACTTTCACTTGCTCGTTTAGCAACGAAATTAATAAATTCTTTGCTAGTAACAAGTTCAAGAACCTCTTGCTTACTTTTCTCAATTATAATCGGTATTTCACTTTCATCACTAATTCTTATTGTTCTTTGTATTATCATTTTTCTTAGTTACGAATTTTGAAGTAAATGATGATTTCTCTTCAACTTCTTCATCTTTCTTAACCTTAATGTTATTGTTGTCCTCTAAAATATATTTCCAACCTGATTTTTCATATAATGAAGCAAGATTTGATGGAACTTCACGTTCTATTCTTTTTCCATCTTCATTAATTGTATACATATTATAGTATTCTTCCATAATACCTCCCTATTGGTTATTTACTATTTTTAAAAAGTAAACTCTAATAATTGTATTTTGTTTTCTTACGGCATATATTCTATAATTTGCTTTGTCACCATATTCCACTTCATCAGTTGGTTCAACACCATCTAAATAGGCTCTATCAAATTCATTAAATGAATTTTGATATTTACCTTTTTGCGGAATAACGGCAACTTTCATTGACCTTACTAATTCTCCAAATTCCCTAATTTCACTTTCTAGTGTAACAGGTTGAACATTGAAGAAATATTTTTGGGGTTGAGCAAAAACTTGCTTTTGGTTTAAATGCTCATCTTGCTCAGTTGATAAATATTTAGCAATATATACTTTAGACTTAATCTTAAATATATCTTGTCTATTTGGATTATAATACATGATTATTCACCATCTTCTTCAATGTCTTTTGGTACACCAACTTTTGAAGTTAGTTTGTTCATAAGAAAATTAGATAGTCCATCGCTTAATTTACTCCAACCTATGCCATTTTCAGAGTAATTAACAACGCCAGATTTATCGGCTAAATTATATAGTTCCAAGCAGCAACGGATTTGCCAATTATTATATTTACTAGGCAAATCCATTTCACTTGTATCTTCATAAGGATATAGTGTTTCTAAGGCAATACTCTTACTATCCTCTAATAATTCACCTAATGCAGCAAGATAGTTGGCTTGAGAACCAAATATATCTTCATCATAAGGTATTCTTGATTGTAATTTAAGTAATTGTGGGTCGGTATCTTCATTAACTACTTCGTTTTCACTAGGTGTTTCAGTTTCAACCTCTTCATTATCAATTACTTGAGTATTTTCATCTTCCATAAGTATATCCTCCTTTATTTATTTTATTCTCCAGTATAAGAACCAGTTACACCAAGAATAGTTACACCATTCTTAATGTTTCCAGCAACTATATTTTCATCTATTGCAGCAGTTACGGCAGCAACAGTAACTTTTGAAAGTCCTATATTGCCTTCACCAACTGCTTCGATTTCTTGAGCCTCAGTAGTAGGTGTAACAGATGCTGTCTCTAATGGGGTTGCTTCAACAACAACTGAAGCAAGTCCATCATATCCTGTACTAGGTTCTATAGTTTGAGATGTTTTCTTAGGTGTTGCAGTTACACCAGTTTGAAGTTGAGTTCCTTCATAATAATCAATATAATATTGAACATTTAACTTTTTATACATTTCATTATATGTATATAAAGTTGTAGGTATTGTTATATCACTTGGTTCATCAGCAACTGTCATTATTCCTGTTTCAAAATCCCAAGTACATTCAAAAGCCTTATTTGTTTTGCTTACTTTTTTTATTAAGTAAGCAGTTCCATCAACTATTGCATATATTTTCATAGATGCACCTACTATCCGTTAGTTTTTAAGAACGCAATCGCAATATTTTTAGGGTTCATTACTATAGACCAGTTAGCAGTAGTTGCTAATTGAGCATCAGTTGGTGAAATAGGTAGGTTTTCCATAGAGAATGTGAAACCATTAGGGTGGATAGTTTCTCTATAACGAGTGTATAGATATTCAATACCACCATCATCAGATGGGTCATATTTGTAATCTGATGGATGTTCAACTGGAGCAGATGCGTGTAGTAATACACCTCTACCTAGTAAATAAGTAGTGTATACCATGTTTGAATTAGCATCAACAGTATGAGGAACTTCATCACAAATTAATACTAGCATGTTTCCACATCTACCAACTTTAACATCTTTTTCTTGACCATTTGCATCATTGTATTTGAAGAACTCAAGTACATTGAATTGAGATAGTCTATTTGCTACAACTGAGTGCATAATTGCTAAAGCATAATCATCAGCAGCATCACCATTTGCAGTTACAGCAGTATCTCTTAAAGTTGTAAGACCAATTTTGTTATCATCAGTTACTGTTGAACTAGCAGATGTAATATCAGTTGTATGGTTAGCCCATTCAACTTCATAATCACCAGCACCAGTAATTCCTTGAATAGCATTTAAGATACCAATAACTCTTGCTTGTACCTTTTTTGCTTTCCATTTTTGAATACGATTTAGAATGTTTCTCATTGGGTCAGCAGCAGTAAAGTCATTAACAAATAATGTACTTTTCCATCCTTTTGCTCTACCTACAACAACACCACTTTGAACACCATCTTCAGTAGCGTCTGCAGTAATGTCTGTTGCACCATCGTAATTTACTTCATCACCTTCAATATCTTTATAGAATGGTAATGTAAAATAATTTCCGCCACCAGCAATTTGTTTTGCAATAGTAGCATCTTCAACCATAGCACCACTTTCTAATAGAACAGTTGATGTAGGGTCTTTTTCAGATGTCCACGCATTATTAAATAATTCTTCATCATAATGATATTTTAATGCGGAACTAATGTTTTTTGACATAATTTTCTTCTCTCCTTTTCTTTTTTATTATTTGTTTGAATACATTTCGTGGTATTCGTCAAGATGAGCGTCTTTCCATTGCTTTTGTTCAGTCATTGATAATTTACCAAACTTTTCAATAGTCATAGTATCATCTTGTTGTGGGATATTACTTGGAGTTGGTTTTACGTCTTTATTTGATATTTCATCCTTAATCTTAATAGCAGTTTTTTCAATCTTGTCATCTAATAATGATTTTAATTGATTAGCACTATTAATAGTAGATGTTTCATCACCATTAACTAAGTTTTGGATAAGTTCATCACTTACATCATATCCAGCAAGAATTTCTTTTGCCTTAGCAGTGTTGTAAATGATACGTGACTTATTAAGATAATCATCGGCTTCTTTTTTAGCAGCATCGATTTTTTCTTGTTCAGTCATCTTAGATTTATTAATTTCGTCCATTTGAGTTTGAATTTCGTTAAATTTAGTTTCATAACCTTTTAACTTGTTCACTTCATTTTGTAAATCATTATTTTTTTGATTTTGCTCATGGAACATATTTAATAAATCAGTAACTTGTTCCTCACTATAACCTTTCTCTAATAATACCTCTCTTTTCATATAATCACTCTCCTTCTAACGTGCAATTTTACGGTTTGCCAACCATAAAAGAGATTTTTATATTTACATTTGATATGCTCAAATGTTAAAGCCTTTTGGCACACCGACTAGGGTTCGAACCCAGATTAGCGAAGTTGGAGTTCGCCGTACTACCAATTATACTATCAGTGTATAAAGGGCTTAGAGCCCTTGATTATCTTTTTCTTCGTTATTTACTATATTGTTATCTTGCTCATCAGCATTAGTTGAACTTGCACCTTTACTTTGTTGTGATACTTGTTCACCAAATAGTTTTTCTTGCTCTTTAGTAACTGCAGTAGGGTCACCAAATAAGTTTACGATACTATTTGCATATTTTCTTGGAATATCACAAGCATATAGGTTAAGTAATCCTTGAGTTTTAACAAGTAGATTATCACTCATATCTCTTTGGAAACGTGTATCTACGTTGCTTACTTTTAGATTTTTAATGTTAGACACATTTGATGCTTTACAAATTGCTAATATAGTTTCAAGTGACCTTAAATCAGCCATTCCAAACATTGTTTGGTCACCCTCAGAACGTATACCAGCACTTGTATATCCTTGACCAGTAAGTCTTGCTTTACCAGTATCTCCATAAGATACTGTTCCACTATCACTTGCAACTGGAACACCTAAAATTTGATGTAGTGCATTAAGTAATCGACTATAGTATGTTTGAGTATCAGTAGCATTTAATCTTCCTTGTAATAGGTCGATACTTGCTTTCTTTTGGTCAGTCGAATTGATACATACAGCACCAAGTTCTTTGATTGCTTCAATATCGGCTGCACTTACTTCTGCGTTTGTAAATACCATTATTGCATTTACAAATTGTTCCATATCATCTTTATCTAAACTTTCTAAGTAGTTAATGTCATTAAATAGGTCTTTACCTAATTCAATTAGTCCAATTCTTTTTTCATTTAAGAAATACTCTCTAATTAAGTGTTTATTATATAGTAATGGGATTGGGTCGCCTTTAATTACCCATCCGTTTTCATTTGATATTACAAATTGTAAATCTTTAGTATAAACTGTAAATTCTTGATAATAGTAAGGCTCTTCTTTATCTTCAACCTTAACGGCTTTTTCAAAGTCAGTCACTATATATGAGAATAATTGCTTATGTCCTAAAGCAGCAGAATATACAACTTCGGTATTTTCTGGGTCACAATTGATTAATTCAAATGGGGCTTCATCAACATCTCTATCTTTATCCTTGTTTTGGTATCTAAATCCTCTACCAGTAACAAGCATATCTTCGTAAAGCATCATATCTTTTGCTTTTTTGTTTTCATATCTTACATACTTGTTAAGCATTGATATTTCTTCATCACTTGCATCATCTAATTGAACATATTGAATAGGTTTACCTAATAAATATGTTTTCTTAAAGTCTATGATTGCATAAGCCCAGTTTTCAACAGTTTTGTTATTGATTTCTGGTCTAGTATGTTTCTTTTTCTCGATATAAATGTCTTGATTACCATAATAATAATCTTTTAAGTATAAGGTTTCTCTCTTATTAGTATTATGTATTTCTATAGATTGTTGTATTATATCAATTACTCTTTGATATAATTTATCATTATTTTTACCATAGTTGCTAAATTCTTCTTCAGTATATGGAGCGTATATTGTTTTTCTTCCGTACGTTTTTATATGCCACACCACCTTATTCTTGTAACAATACCATTTTACACAATTTTTTAATTTCTTGTCAAGTTTACCACTTTTTTACTAAAAAGGTCTTACAACAGCCTTTGCTTTTTGTGGTTTAGAACCCCCACCAATTATCTCAGAACACATTAATGCACAAGCATCCGGAAAGTCATCGTTTGCATTTCTTCCATTTTCGTTATAAAGAGTTAAGTTATTCATAGCCTTACCCATATCGCTATTAACCCCATACATTCCTTTTTGCGGAAATACTAAGCATCTTTTAATAACCCCTTTTTGGTCAGTTATTCTCGCTTGTTTATTCTCAACATTATATTTTTCATATATTTCACAATAGGTAATACCCCTTGCCTTAAGTCTTTCATCTAATGCTTTCTTTAACTCACTTGTAACATTACTTTCTATTACTAGCATTACTATATTATGCTCAATAATTTTTGATATAATCGCTTCATACATTTCATTTGTTGCGGTTTTAGTGAATATTGCATCTTTTAAGTAATAATCAAATAAATTTTCATTAGGTACTTTAGTAAATATAGGCATAGCAAAGTAGTCCTTACCACTTTTTCTAGTGGCATCTATAACTGCATAAGTTCCTATATAATCAGTCATTGGTATTTTATCGTAGGTTCTTAAATTGTTATAACTAAATGTTAGTGCTTCTGGGTCAGTTGGTTTTTGTTGAAAGTTAGTTTCAAAAATGTATTCTTCCATATTATTCTTTAATTCCATTATCTCTTGAGTTGATTTTACTTCTGGATATGTACTTTCCCCATTTTCATCTAATGCTGGTACTTGAATAATAGCAATGGTTTGGTCTTTATTTACTCGACAATATTTATATTTTGGATGTTTATATAATTCATTTTCCTTTTCAATCATATCAATTAATAATGCTATAAAGTCACCATTAGCCCATAGTGTACCAGTTACAACTATTTTAGGTATTAATTGTTGAACAAATCTTTGCGTCCATACTGTTAGATACTTATTTTTAAAATAATCATTTAATCCTTGGTTCATAGCCTCTAAATAATCGGCATATAAATCATCTATATGTATTCTTTGACTTGATCTTTCACCTACA